GATCGGTCATCAATTTGACCGTCTGCAACTGTAGCAACTATAGTTCCGTCTGTTTTGTTAATCTGATATGCCATGTTATTTTACCTATTAGAATGCCGGTGGGCCGGATCTGATTATATAATTCATTGCCAAAAACGGATTCATCAAGCCCACAGCAGTTCCAAGAGTAACTCCTGCTGGTTTTTTAACGTTGCCGCTGTCTTTGAGATACTGAGCCTGACCAGGTGCTGTTGGTCCAAGTCCGGAAGTAGCCAGCGGATCAAGTGTTGTTGTTAGTGCGACTGCAGAATAGTCTTGTGTAGGAGTTGACAACGAATGACTATGTTCAGGTAAATTGGCCAAGGTCAATGGAACTGAACTTAGTCCTGCTGACCCTCCAAGAATTGTAGCCTGCACGTCTGGCACACGGCCTGCAAAGCCGCCGCCTGCATCAACATACGGACCTGCACTTGATGGTACAGTGCCTGCATTGTCCATGTTGTCTCTGCCCAGAGCAAATCTACCTCGTAAATCCGGTAATCTATATGTACCTACTCCTGCCAGAGGAGCAGTGCCGTTAAAGGTAACACCAATGATGTCAAATAAATCTCCATACTTTGATCTTTCAACTTCACTGCCGTCACACAAAAGATATCCGTCGGGTGTGGTTCCGCCAGCATAAGGCAATATCGCACCAATTGGCACAGCCAAATCAGCCATGAATCGTTCTCTAGTCTGTTTCAAAAGTCCTGAACTGGCCAATGTACTTTCGCTGGGTCTGTAGGTCAATAAGAAATCGCCTTTCTTACCTCGATTAGGCGATGGTTCTGCCTTGGCTGCGATAATATTAGCAGTCAACGTAGCGTTGAAAACTTTGGTTGCAGAACCCAACTGTCCATCAAATAGTATTGCAGGTGATACAACATCACCTGCTAATTGGAAACTGGTAACTGTGCTTAATGATGTGGCAGTATTAGCATTACCGCTGATGTTACCTTCTAGCACGCCTTGTATAGTGTCTGCGGTGATTGTTTTAGCACGGATATTATTAAATCGTTTAAGAGGTGTGCCTAGATCATAAGTGTTGGTTGTTTTTGGTTGTATGGTATTAGTTTGCAAAAATCCAGTAACATCTATGCCGTCTCCGACTATTAAATTTTTAGTAATCGCCACCCCACCTAAAGTTTGTATGCTGCCGTTATTTAAATTGGTGCTGGCGGTGGTGTTTGTAGTTGTTAGTATTCCTGTGAGTTTGATATTACCCAATACATCTAATGCTTCTTGCGGGTTATCTTGATTGATGCCTACTCGGTTATCAATCACTCTAATTATAGTTGCAGGTATTCCATTTCTGTTAGTTTGCAAATCGATTGAACTACCAGCAGCAGAATTGTAAATGCTGCTCGATGATTCTGTAGACAATAACTTAAACGTTTCGTCAATACCGATAGAAATACCATTGTTGTTTTTTACTTTTATTTCAAAATCAGTGACATTAACAGTGTCCTTTCTGAGGAAGTTTCCCGCAGCTACTTCTACGCCACCAACTGATAATGCTTGAGCATTTTTAGCTGTACCATTGAGTATAGGTAAAAATCCTCCTACGAAATTTGCTATTTCTCCAGAAGTAGCAGGTGCACTGATGTTTATTCCCGATCTAATTGTGTCAAAACCCGTGATAATAGTCTTAGGAGTAAAACTGTCCTTACTGAAGATAATCACAGGGATATCAGCAATAAAAAATACTAATATGAATCTATCTACGTTGTCCGAGTCTGCAATTTTTTCTATGACTGGGCCGTAGCGCAATCCGCCTACCGAGCTTTCAACTGGTCCAACTAAAATCCATCGTGTACCTGTGAATATACGCAGTTGTTGATTAGTGGTATCTACCCATAGTTCTCCTACTTTGCTGTCCTCGACTGCAGGTTGACTGACACCTTTTTGTATACCAGATGCTGCTTTCCATGCAGTGTTATCCCAGATTTTTAAAGTCTGTTGTCCGCTGGTGCTGTCATACCATAACTGTCCTTCTATCGGATTTACGGGCTGATCAGTGGAAGCAAAATTTTCCAGCAGTGATAAAAAGTTTTCTGCAATTATCTGACCGTACCCAGTGACATTACGACCAGGAAATTTAAGACTGGTATCTGTACTCGAAGTATTGTCAAATACCGTAATTGGGCTTTTGTTTTCGTTGTCTGTAAAATTAACTATGTATGGCATGATTAGACCTCAGCAAAGCCAGTTAAACTCTGCACACGTATAGTATAATCTATCTGCAGTAATCTATTCAAACTTTTTTGCACAGGGTGAAATATCACATGTGTCAACAGCTTTCCGTCCGCTGTGTTTGGTCCTAGGCTTTTTAATCCCAGTTCATCAAACACAAACGAGCCGTTCATATCTACACTGTTATCAAAGGCTTCTTGATCCAACGGCTCGCCGTAGTCTAATAAACAGCTGATCAAAATATCACTGTAGGTAGCTCCGCTGATATGTCGTATCTGCATTTTATTTCGAATAGGATCTTGATTTTCAATAGCATTTTGATCCACTACTTTTTGATAGGTTTGATTGTATAATCCAGAATTCACGCCAACTGTGTTAGGTGTAAGGTATGTGATAAGTCCTGTAGGATCTACTGTTGTTCCGCCTGTGCCGAAAATCATTTGATATACTGTACCGTACCCTTGATTACTAAGACTGTTAACCATGGCCACGCTCATATTTTCATAGTGAATGGCATTGCGTTTGTCCACAAAAACTTCTTTGGTTTCGGGATCATGAATTTTAATATGCCCTTCGAAGTGAAATCCACCGGTTTCGTTAGGGCGGGATTGAGAAGTAGTTGCTTGCTGATCTTGATTATTTGGCATTTTGATCTCTTTTTGTTCCATCATGTATTTATTCAGGTATAGCTGTGGTCTTTTCCACAATGAATCTAGCTATAGCGGTGTCTGCATCTATTAGGCTAACACCGTCTGTAGCTGTGGTCTCGCCTCTGCTATGCCATGTTTTACCCTGTCTTCTTAGCACAGTCACTCGTGTACCTGCTGGCAATGCAGCTGTTAGTCTTATTTGAGCAGTAGCACCGTCTACACTAAATTCTGCTTCTTGTGTCTCGTCTGCTGCCGGACTGGCAGCACCGTTGGCTTCTATGTACACAGCCTGCGGATCTTTTTTCAATCTTCGACCACCGGCAAACACTTCTATTTGATCGCAAGGTCCGTAAGTAGACGGTACAGTATTTCTATACCATACACCACTTCTCGATGCTTTTTGAGGCACAAAATCCAACGGGCCTATTAGCAGTGTGCTACCGTCGCTGGTAAAGTCAGTTCTCTGCTGGGTTTCATTATATGGTATAACTTCGCTGTATCCTACATCAACCACCGCTGTACCCTGAGCGTGTATTTGTGCTATAGATGTTCCCTGAGCTCCTCTACGCAGTTGACCTAATGTATTACCCAATTTGGTCATGTACTCAATACGTTCTCCATCTATAAACACAACACCTGGTATATTTCTGCTGGCAATAGGTTGAGACAATTCAGCAGCATTCGTAACTAATATGCTGGTATCGAAGTAGTTTAGTGCCTGAGCTAATTTGCATTCAGCTTTTGAGAATCTGTTGTAATGAAACACATTCAACATGTCTTTATGTATTTCATATGCCGATGGCAATTTGAAAATATTATTACTGAAATTAACAATTTTAATTTTATCAGTTGGTAAAGAATTTGCTGTGAGGTAAACTACTGCTCTTGGCAAGCTCACGTAATAATCTTTGTCTTGACGTAGACGATGTCCGTTTTTGTATACCCATACATAACTCATCGCAATCGGTGGGCGTGATAGTTGATATTGAAGACGTCCGCCACTGTTTTCATCTTGAATAATATTCATAGACGGATATTCACCAAACCAAGTTACTATTATTGGCACATTGTCTGTTTCGTTGACACTGGTCATTGGATAGCTTGCAGAAATTGCAATAGTATTTCCGTCAATAGAATATTCTGCTCTCAAATCATTAACAATCTTGATGTGATCTCCTATTGACAATTTCAAAGGATTCAACGTTAATATTTTATTAGGGCCGTCTAGAGTATAATCTACAATAAATGTTCTAAGTTGGTCATTTACCAGAACTTTTAGGTTAGCAGGCAATATACTACCGCCAGGTTCAACTGGATCGGTACCAAGTTGAAAGACATTATTAGAACCGTCATAAACAGCATATAAAGTGTCGGGCCCTTTTAATAAGTACCCATCAACTTCTACCAATGCAGCAGTCAGTGTCGATCCTCGACTCAATTCACTAAATCCATCGATGTCAAAACTTCTAGTGCTACCTTCATAATAGAAAGTCTGCGTATTAACTTGCACTAACGATAATCCTGAACTATCTACATCGGCACTGGCTTCTAAACATACTATTTTTACTACATCTCCTGCTTGTGGAATTATTCCAAAATCTACCAAAGTTTTTCCTACAGCATCAATTACATTTGTACTGTTACGGTATCCTACATCTACTTGAGTTCCGTTCACACTTACAAATATATTGCTGGTATTGTCATAGTTGGCATTGGTTAAAAATAAACCAGTAACTCCATCTGCAATATAGCTTTGATAATCTAAAATACCAACGCCGCCGATTCCTACACTGAGTATTTCCACTAACTTATCCACTAATGGTGCTGTGATAAAATTCACAGTATTGGTTTGTAGATCAATCGTATAATCAGTGTCTAAGATTCTTGATGTGTTGTCGACGTATACAAAAACTGATTTGTTTTCTAATACAGTTTGTCCTATAGAAAACTGTGTGGTTGTTCCGTTAGCAATTTTCACATTAGAATGCAGTGATGCTGCCCCCGATACTGTGTTGTTATATACTTTAATTGACACACTTTCGATAACCTGGCCTGGAACATTTTCTTCAGGTGCTGGCACCACTGTAGGATCTATAAACTTGCCACCAGTAATAGCAATTTCTTCTGCAGTGAATCCAGTAGCGGTAACATAGGCTCCACTTATACTTGACAACGATCCGCCGGTGAGTCTAGTATCTAAAATATTATTATCATTGATAGAAACACTGCCATCGCTTTCTATAGGTCGGAAAATTAATGTATCTTCATTATTCACTAATAGATACTGACCAATTTGAATTCCATCAGTGATGCCATTGCCTACAAATGTTGGCATTTCTGCAGAAGGATTCACTCCTGTACTTGAATCTAAAATGCTACTGCCGTCTACCCCATACTGAATATAATTTTCATCATCTACCCGTACAGTGATGTTGGTGTCTTTGCGTTTGATATAAATGTTAATTTTCTGTCCGGCAGCTGGCACATACGGTAATCTCACTGTGAATATTTCCCAGAATAATTGCCATTCTTGTGAAATAATCGGAATAATAACATTGCCTGCGGTGTCAACACTGTTTTTTAGTGCTTTGTATAATACGCCGTTAACTTCCACAATTTCATCTTTCAGATATATCGCTGTAGAGTCAACAAAAGATCGTATGCCGTCAACTATAAAATAATAATCTGCACTGGTCTCAACTGAGTCCCAGTTGTCAGTAAACCAAGGTAGAGCATCCCATCCGCCAGTGACGTCAAATGTAGTACCCTGTATCTGTACTCCGCCAAAATCAATGCCAGTCATTAACTGATTGAGTTCTTTTCCAATCATACCTTCTTTAGGTGCGTATGATTGATTGATCCTGTTCACTGCATCAAACAGCGTGATGTTTTTACCATAGCTTACTGTGATTGTGTCATTTTTTGTAGGAGCCAAGTTGAATATCAACTTGCCACGCAATAAAGAATAACCATCAGTAGGTTGATAATACAAACTAATAGTGTATTCACTGGCCAACACCACTTGTGTTTTGTTGGTCGCAGCTGATGTACGTGATATAGTAATTTTACTCTTGTCGTTGGTCGGAGCATAATTTAACAAGAACACCGCAGAGCTTCCTGTGGCTGTAAATGACTGTGTTTGTGAAAATGTATTGTAAATTCCAGTTTTGGAAATTCTATCAAATTTTACCGAGACATCAAATGTTCTAACCTGTGCATCACCTATTATTGCCACAGCTTTAGCCTGCACAGCATTAGTAGGATTCCCTCCCACCAGTGTAACCGTCGGTGCTGCGGTATACCCAGAACCAGTAGTCAATACTTGTATACTGGAGACTTTACCATTAGAAATAAATGCTTTGGCTGTAGCGCCGGATCCGGTACCGTCAATTAGCACTTTAGGAGGAGTACTATATCCCGAACCCTGTTGATATACTTCTATAGCAGTCACTGAATATGAATTATTATCTGCCCACCATTTCCAAGGATACTGAGATATTTCTGCAGACGAAGAGTTTACAGGATTTGCACGACCGTCAAATACCGAATACACCGGCGGTAAATCAAAATCTGTTGCGGCAGACGAATATGTTTCTGGAGTATCGTAACGACTGATATATTCTCTAACTGTGGTTCTAAAAGGTTTAACTTCATTAATGTATTCTTGATAACTTTGTAAATTATCATTTTTGTAATTAACTTTCTGTTCAAACGCCCCAATATTATGTGTGGCATTTAAGAAACTGGTTTTGAATATCCAGTCAACATATTGCTGTTCGCTCAGTAGGTGTCGTATAGAAGCAAAAAATAATTTATTCCATTCTACAGCATAGTCACCAATAAAAATATCTTGCTTGATTGCTGTGAAGATATTTCTCAACTCTTGATCATTCTCAATATCATACGTAGTAGTATCAAAGGCCTGTGTGTTATCAAACCCTACTCCAATAGTACCGGTGTCGTATAAGGAAGAACTAAGTTGTATTGTACCGTTTTGTCTACTAATTAACGAATATCTATCTAAGAATAGATCAGCAGTGTCTGATACTTTTTCAAACACTGCCCAGCCGCCGGCAGCATACTCTTTGACTTTTATGATTTCACCAATTAAAACTTGACTGTCAACAATTTCGTAAATGCTGACAAATTCTTTGATAATTTTAAGATCGGTGTCATATCCGTCTTTATTCCAATCTGTTTTATTCCAATATTTCGTAGTGTCGAACGCCTGTGATTTACTGCGGAAATAAACTTTTCGTGTGTCGTCCCAAGAATACACACTCCAGAAATCGTTCAACGTTGCATCGGCATTTACTAATACAGAAAAATATCTAACCTGAATGTTTATACTGCTGTATTTTTTACCGCGATTAGTTACCACTGCTTGAATAACTCGGCCTTGTCCATCTATATGGCACACTGCTGTAGCATTCACACCGTCGCCTGATATAGTTACTGGAGGACCGAGATAGACACCTGGTAGCTCTTGACTGAACAGTTCTCTAGGCTTGTATCCGTATCCAGGATCCACAATATCTATAGTGTCTAATTCTCCGTTGATCAAATTAGCTCTTAGAATTGCACGTTTGATGTTTGTTGTACCCACTGCTTGCAAATCAATGTCATTGTCTACTGCCACATCATAAAGATTTAACTTGCTGCTAGGCACAGCATCTACACTATTAAGATTAGTAAAATCTATAGTTTCTGCAAATGTTTCTTTTCGTAAAATATTGTTAATATATTCTATAACAATTTTCAGTGCTAATATTCTGTCAACAAACATAGTCTGGCGAGGACGGTACTGTATACCATATTTTTGTTTTGCCGGCAATGCTGCATCTGGAATACGATTACCTGCAATGTCTGTTCCGAGAAGACTGTCAATCCATTTGTTTTCTAATGGTGCAGAAGGTAAACTGTCTGCTATTCCTTCTGTTAACAATTGGTATTCGTTGTGTACAGGAATTTGTGATTCTAAATTTTTTCTAATCTGCAGATTTATCAGTGCAGTGTCAGACTGCATTATTGATTTAAAATTATAAGTTAAGAATTTATCTGCCTGCAAAAATGCCACAAACGCAAGACCAGTTCCGGCAGGGTTAGCAATTAGGTCGGCTACTTCGGCCGCTGATCTTGTGCGATCAGGCATATTTGCCGGGGTCACCGCTTTGCTACGCACCCAATAGTAATACAGTGTTTCTGAAACTTGCCCGGTAGTAGGGCTGAAGAAAAATTTCACACTGTAAACATCGTTGTTAGGATACAAGGGCTGGCCGCTGATCCCCTGCGCTAATCCTGCATTAGTGTCTGCCAGCGCAGCCCATTCATTAGGCAACAATACTGTTTCTACCCACTCATACACATCGACGCTGGCGCCTAATACTGTTTGATTCCAATTTCCCGTTCTGTAAGCAGAGTCTTTTTGTTCTGCGTATTGAAACTTAGCTGTACCGATGTTCCACCATAGTTTTCCTACATTTTTTTCCAACCAGTTTATAGTAGTATCTACCACAACTTCTGCTGTGCCTATGGTATAGACTGCTGGATCGTATGGAGTTTTATATTTTATTTCTTGTTCGGCTATGTTTAATATTTTTCCTCTAGCGGCATCGATGTAATCTACATCTTGTATTTTTACATTCTTAGCATTGTCATAGAGTTCGATTTTCTTTATTTTTCTAAGATCAACTAATGGTTGTTGACTTGCCAGCACTGTCCAGCTTGCTCCACTGGTACTTGCTGTGAACAATCTCACTATCCCCTGATAGGTATTTGTTATATTGTTTTTATGGTAAGGAGATCCTACCAATAATTTTGTACCTACGCAGTCGATACTGTGACCGAATGATTCGTCTACTTGAAGATCGCTGTCAAGTTTTTCTGTTAAGAAATAGGTCTGATCTTTTTTATCAAATACGTACACACCGCCTGTGAATCCTTGTTCTACATAGAACCGTGTTCTGCTGTTGTCAAATGTTGTGCCTTCTAATAGATCAAAATTTACAGGGAATGGAGTTCTGGCATTTCTTGCCCCTATGGCTATCTTCGAACCGTCTGGGCTTACTGATACAGCAAATCCAAAATATTCGTTGGTGTAGATTTCATAACTCTGTAAACGCTGTTTAACACGGAATTCAGTCACTGGCTGATCTAATTCTAAAACATATACCGCACCTTGATCCTGATAGTTTACATCTGCCCTAGGACTGGCGACTGCCAGCATTGTGCCATTTGCATCTATGTCCATGCTGAATCCAAATTGATCACCTGTACTGATTACTAATCCGGAATCGATGTCAGTGAACGATGCCAGTGTTGCTGCGTTGATCATTTGAGTAAATTCATAAGAATCATACGCAGTCTTCTTATAAACAAATATCTTACCGCTGGAAGTTGTGGTACTGTCGCCCACTTGTTGCCAATTTGCACTGTCAGACGGATCTTCGTTATAGCTGCGATAAGTGCTGTCTGGTCCTAAAAGTCCGTCGCCTAATTGATAATATTGATATGCATCTCCCGGAGACCCTCGATGGCGTACTACTTCACCTTCGACGTATTCTACATCGCCGCGCCACACTCCTCGATAATTTGCAAAATACTGACCATCACTGTCAGGCGCACCAATAACTAATATGCTACCGTCTTTGTTCATGGCCATCGAGAATCCGAACAGATCGCCTTGCTTAACTAATTCTGCTTTTTGTGCATTAGTTAAAAGACCTGTAGTTGTAAACTCCATTGTAGAACCGTCGTCTTCCACAGAAATATTAGTCGGCAAAGAGCAGTGCGTAGATATATTATTGACCTTTAACCAGTTCTGTGACTCTAGGGTTATTGTGCTGCCGTCCGAGGTCGACCCGTCAAGGCTCTGCCATAGATTGCCGCGCACTGTTTCTAAAATAGGATCTTGTGCCGCTTGCCATACTATATCGCCTTGTTTGTACGAATCAAATAAGTTGTATATTCCTTTGTACAAAGGATTTTCCATGTGTATCCACTCTGTACCTGTATATTTGATAAGGTACACTCGACCTGTGTTATTATACGATCCTATAGCAGATACTGCTAGATAATATTCGTTACCGTTAACGCCTATTGTAATTTCTGATCCAAACTTTTCGTTGTCTGTGGGTCTTGGCGAAACAAATGCAGTGACACTGACATATCTTCCACTGATAAATTCATAAACCGCTACCATACCTTGCTGATAATATCCAGTGTTACGTCCTGATGTTTCAGCAGGTATAACTGTGGTGTGTGCAATCCAGTCGTCAGAGTTAATAGCTATCTGAGTGCTGCCATCTCCTAACCCTGCAAAATTTCCGTTGGCATTCAACGCTCTGTAAAGTCTGCCGCCATACAGTACAATATCACCTTGTTCATAGGCTAATTCAGTCTGCCATTCGCCCATGTATCTATTAATAACACCACTGGCGATCGGTGCTCCCACTACAAGGAATTTACCGTCTGGGCTGACAGCCATCTTTTCGCCGAACGAGCCTATTGCGATGTCAAAGAATCCGATAGGAGGTGCAATGATCTGTTTTAAGATTAACCCTGTAGGAGTTTCTACATAAACATTCACAAATCCCGAGCCCGGTATACTGCTGATTATGTGTTTATTAATATTGTCATAAATGACTTTAGACCCTGCAAGCAGCGGAGACGAGGTACCAAAATCTTCTATGGTTTTTGCAGTGTACAATTTATTTTTCTGCACTACTTCCCACAAATCATCGCCATTGTTATCTACGAATACCGTTGACTTATTTTTCAATAATGCTGCTGGATGCTGATCAACCGCTGCGTAATCTGCAAATCTTGCTAGGGTTAACAACTGAATATTAACCGTGGTGCTGGAATCTAACTCAGGATCATCAACGTCTGCGCTGACCACAACTGTTATTGTAGTGTTGGTTACTGCACTGACTTTAAAAAATCCGCTAAGGTTAACAATCTCACGGAATCCGATATACTCATCGACTGTCACTGAATGTGGTCTGTTCAATGTCAAGGTGACCGTAGTGTCATCTATACGTACTGCTTCACTAACAAATAGCAGTGGCGACTCATTGACTCGCAGTACTTGCCAGCTGTCCTGATTGAAAGTTACCCAAATATGATCGTTTTCATCGACTGTGGTTATATCAAGAGATGTTAACTGATCCAATGAACCGACCACATGTTGATATTGTCCTGAGCTAACATAACCGGCAGTGAATTCTGGTTCCAGATCCAACGTGGTTGGTAAAATATCTACAGTGTACGGGATCGGTGAAATTGTAAAATCATTAGCAGTAAATCTATAATACTGATCTAAGACGTTGGCTGTGTCATTGGCTGTTACCAGATGGAGTTGTGGGTTTAGTTTAAATTTATTCTTTTCAAGTTGTATTTCAATTTCCGAGAATTGATCAGTGCCGCCAAGTTGACCAAGACGAAATGCCCATTCTTCATTAAGTACGACACTGTCGGACCCCGATCTACTTAGTTTATTAAAAATTTTAGTTACACTGTTTGCGGTACCTTTTTCTCTAATAAATCCCTGATATAGCTGAAACTGGCTTACCGGATCTTCCGCAAGATTTTGTAGATAGTCTCGTTGTTGATAACCTATGGCATGTCTAGCCAATTCTCGTTGACTTTGATCTAGTCCCTGAGACGAAGTTTCAAAATAGTCACTGAATTGTTTTATCTTATAATCAAAATTTGACACCAGCTGTTTGACTGGTTTTGAATCTAGTTTTGACCAGTTGGCATCGTTAAATATTTCTGCACCTAATTGATTTACAAGGCTGGTCCAGTTGTAAGATTTGTAAGAAACAATATCTCCCAGTTTGTAATCTCGGAACGGTTGCCAAATCTGTATATCAACATTATCGAATAAAAATCCTGGGCTGGTATAGTCCCCGTCCCAATCCACTGTGCGGAAGGCCTGCATTTTAATACGGCCTTGACGATATCCAGTAGGCTTGTCATAGATTATGTCATTGAACACTGTGCGATCATCAAATACAGTAACGTGTTCTTTTATTACATAATGCAGTCTTGCATAATAAATGCCGTCAGTGGTATTTGTGGTTTCTATATCTAGGGATTGAAAACTTCTATTAATGTTAAGGAATCTTGGAGCCAGCGGAGTTCCGTCTCCCTTGAGAATCTGATAGTCATAAAAACCGTCAAGCAGATTGTCTGGTGTTCCTACAGGTATAGAAATTTTTAATTTTTGTGCAGATGGGCTTAGGGCAATAATAGCACCTAGGTCCCAATTGTGCTTAGACCAAAACATGAATTCTTTAGCAGCACTGAGCCAATCCTGGCTGGTAGCATTTTGAGGATCGTAACTATCAAATACAATACCCTGTGTTTTAAGATAGCTTTCATATCCTAACAATAGATCTACCACTTCCTGTATACTGGTCAGGAGTGTTCCATAACTGATTTGTTTTACAGTAATGGTGTTGAATATTCGTCTACGTTGCGCTTCGATTGCACCTATCTTAGGCACATTTCCTAATTTTTGCCATAGACTACGATCAAAGTCTCCGCTGCTGCGGTGAGTTTTTAATGCTCGATAAAAATTACTCTGATATCTTATCAAAGTACCGTTGTTATAATTCTTATCTTCTATCCAATCGGTAAATGCTTCACTGACTCCACCCACGGAGATTACGGGATCTTTACTGCTGGCCTGAGCCGGATGATAGTTAAAGTAAGGATGAATATCGTCATACCCTGCTACAATCCAGCCGCCTGATGTTTTTTCTAATCTCACACCACTGTAACTAACTGTAGATACTGGACTACTAATGTTAAACACAATATCGTAATTTTCTGGAGGGATAAAGATACTGGAAGTAGTTGCCGAAGGATTTTTCGAATCTAACAAATATTTTTGCTGTTGTTGATCCACAAACCCGCTCATTCTAAAACTCAAGGCCACATCTAATTTTTCTATTTTAACCTGCAGGCTATCCTTAGATAATCCTTGAGATGTAGTATAACTGGTTAGATATTTTACCAATCCAACTGCTGTAGAATCTGTCACGAAGGGTGCAATGTCTGCAATAGTCACAAACAACCCTGTGGTAGAATTTATGTACTGGTCTAATTTGTTTTTTATGATTCTTGATCTATCAAAATTGTCAGGGATATATTCGAATGGTTTCATCAAACACATAGCGGTAACAATTGCATATGGCCATTCAGAACTAGATCTCCATGCGTACTCTGCTGGACTTACATCCCCTAATACAAACGGGCCGCGATTGTTGATTAATGAAAAATCCTGTGCAAGATTAGAATCCAGCGGACTCAGTAACTTTCCGTCACCGTCTACAGGGATGTGTGAAACAAGGCCGGGCCGCTTGTATCTGTCATATCTACCAGCTCGAACGCCTTGTCGAATTATTCCAGCTTCAAGGTCTTCCCATAAAACTAAATTGTTACTGGTATACGGTGCTGACCCGTATTCTGCCTGCCACCAAGAAGGTCGCTGACTAAACCCTAACATCTCCCAAGGGCAGCGATGCGGTCTATCAGTGTCATAGAAATGCTGATACACTCCTCTCCACCAGCCAGGGATATTTTTAGTTTTAGTGGGGTCTGACATGTTGGAATACGTATAGGTAAATGAGTTTTCGCTGTCGAAATACTCATTTGTTGTATAATTGATATTGGTATTCTGAATCCATTTTAAAAAATCTTGTACCACAATCATATCTAACTGATTCTTAGAATATTCGCCTACTCCGTAATAACCAGCTAATATTTGATCTATATCAAATACTGCAGAATTATATTCTTGTTTGATATTATTGTAGATACGTAATTCTAGTTCCAACAATAGATCATCTCTAAAATCACCAAAAGATGCAGTGATACTGCCGTCGTGTCCTTGTATAACATACCTCGGTTCTTGGTATGTGTCATCAAGAAATTTCATAGGGGTATATTTTTTATACAGCCCCATAGACGTAGGTGTAGGTGGAATAAAATTAGTAGAAGTGCTGAGATATTCTCTAATTTCAATTGCATCGCCTTCTGCTAACGGCGCTGTAATTGTTATGAAACTGAATGCAGAGTTAAACACGTAATCTTGAGTGTTTATAAGTTGTAACCCGTTTTTGTAAACATACACAGCTCGGCTGCTGAGAGTTGTCAAATCAAATCTTTCTGACAATGTAAATGTAGTAATACCAGTATCTTCTACTACTGTTGTCAAGGCAGTGTAGGCTCCTGCACCGATCATGTCTGAATCTGCAAAAGCGTCTTGCGGTGTTTTTACTGAGGTTAAGCTGTTGATTATGTCATCAACAAAATCAATTGTTTGATCATTATAATCAATTTCTGTAGCTCTTTGCAGGAAATTGTTTTTGAAATCTGTATATTCTTTTTTTGCATGCTGGATTGCTTTGACGATATTGTGAGTTTTATCACACAATGACATCACAGCCAGCGGTGTATTACCGCTGTGTTTTAAAAATCGTTTGGCAAACAGTCTATAATCTTCAAGATCTCGTAGGTTACTTACTCCGGGTAATTTTCCTGTAAATTCTTTGTCCCATTCTATTGCGCTGGCTATGTGATCAACCGCCTCACCTAAAGTAAACGATTTTATAGGTGCGTTAAACGGATTTTTTTCTAAGCCAACAGGTATTTCATAGTAACCTTGATCTGGGTCAACATCTGTGATGAGTTTGATTACTACAACATCGTTAACTGCAAATGTTGTACCAAATACAAACGTTCCTAATTTTCTTGTCCACGAACCTGTATATTTTGTGCCATTCAAGTAGAAATTTATTTCAGGATCGGTGGTCAAACTTTCCCATCGTATCGTAGTAAATGTTAGAGTATCAGTAGCTGTGCTTACCAGTTGGTTATCTATTATAGGTTGTAGATATTTAGAATTCAATTGCTGCCAACCATTGGCATAGTTAGATCCTAATTTATAAAACCCGGTGGATATCTTTTTGTCTACTGGTAGATTATTAATCGTGTAACGAAATGTGTCAACATCCCAATCATAATCAAACTCAATATCGCCTATGTTATCTATGTTGAGATAACTGATCTGAATTCCTAATTCTGTATCAATTCTTGCATTTCCTGGCTTATAACTTAATATGCTCGAACCTATAAATTCCGAGTCTGGATAAGTTGTATGATCGCCAAAACTAATTTCGTTTCCGTCAAAGACATCAAACCGTGGTGCTTGGTTCACCTCAGTTTTAGGTTGGCTAGATACCCAATCAGTTCCGTTAAAATGGAACATCAGTCCTTTGTTTACGTTGCCTCGTCTTACTGTGACACACTGGCCAAGAATTGATTCTGTGTCATCACTTTCTCTAAGATGTATTTGTTTAGAATTATTATGGGTGATAAACTCTACTGTGTATATTTTATTATTGACTAGATTATCTTGGTCGGCTACAACTAATATCCTTGCACCGTCGAATAGAAATTCACCGTCTATGTTATATCCTCTAGATCCCTCAACGATAGAAAAAATATCAGTGGTCGCTGTATCTATGTAATCCACACTTTGTTTAGCAATTACTCCATGATTAAACAGTTGCAGGCCGGCACGAAATTCTATGATCGGTCGTTTAGCTCTTGCTGTTTCGTTAGCTGGAAAATCTTGACCTCTTAACTGATATGCCTTTTCTAAAATAGATCTGTGGAACCAACGATTGTATCTGCTCCACGGATTATTATCTGCACTATCTCTTGCGATGGTTATATAATCTTTTGACGCGGCATATTCTGTGGCATCATCAAACGGCTGTGTATCAAATCCGTCATTGTCAAATAATACTTCAGGGACTGCTGAACTAAGTATCGGTGCTGCTAGATCGCTGAATCTAGTCAATGTAATAGCTGTGCCTACTCCTTCTACTAACCATGTATCAGTCGCATACGCTTCAGGAGTAACATTGCCTGTAAATTCTACAATCATTCCGTTACTGAATTCAACTCCGTTACCGCTGGTGTATGTAGTTTTTCCAATGATATCAATGCCTACATTGACAAAAGTGTTTTCTTCTATGTCTGCAATAATAAATCTGCCGAACGCATCTGGTGTAATTTTACCTTGGTAATACAAAGTGTCTGGTGCATCGTACGGTACATCAAAAGTCAATATGCCGTTTTCAATTCCGTTATTGATTACTCCTTTGTTGTAATCTAACGAATTACCTGCACTGGCTGGTTCGATGTATTGCCAATCTTCACTGTCTATAGTGATTGAACTTGCATCTAGACTGGTAACATCTCGTATAGCCCGCCATAATTTTGAATCATATACTACCACACTGCCTTGTGGGTAACTTCTAGTGGGCTGAAATAATAAACTGCCTGTATCAAAATTAGTGCGAAGCACTAACCCTTCTCCCGGAGCATTTACACGAAATTTGTAAGTTTGTCCTCGATATAGGGTCAGCGTGGGATTATTAGTATATGCATCAGGAGTGAATACAAACGAATTTTTAGTAGTTCCTAACACAACTTTATATGTGCTGTTGACTGTTGCACTTTGACCCGCGATGCTAATACTGCGTGGGCCTAGCGGTTCCCAGTAGTATTCTCTATAGTTAATAAACTTGTCCCAGTCTATTGGGGGGTCCCAAGTGTAGTGGGTTTGTCCAGTAACTTTGTCATCACGTTCGATAGTGTTACCGAAAAATTTCAATTGATTTTTAACATCAACATAGTCATAGAAATTTTCTATCTTATCATGATTTTTAAATATTACACCGGGCTCCAGTTGATAACTGCTGCGCAATGTAGCGTCAGTGTCAACATAAACATCTTTGCCGTTGAAAGTTTTATCGTATCTGCGACCGATATATCCGACAACTTTGTCTAATACTCCGGGCTGAATTAACGGATCAACTACTGCAGATAAAAATTTATCATTAGCGGGAGTTTGAAAGATTACCGGAAGCAGTTCTACTGATCTACGGATAGGTAATTGACTGTTAGGAAAAAATTTATTGGCCATATTAGTAAGTGGTTGATACCATAGAATTGATGCTTGCGCCTACTTCAGATGCTGTGATAGCAGTAACTATTTCTATATCATCTACTGTAGCTGCGCTGATTAATATTTCATCGGATCGGCTTTGTATTTCAAAAAGACTGCCAAATGATTGAGCAGGTTGTCTTGGCACAATAACTATGTTGGCAAGATCCGGTGCTACAGTGTTTAAGATATATGTGGTCAATTCGCCCATATAGAACCTATCACCGAAGTCCCAATTGTTAATATCAAAGAAATTGTTAATAGCAGTAATTACTCGAACTTTGAGATCGTTGTCGTTGATCGACCGACTTTGATTTTTTACAACTTTAAATACTGCCTGTAACTGCGGCTCTGCTTTAGCGCCAAATAAAATTTTGTATTTTACAGGATGATATATGATATCATCACTGATACTTTTAATTGATGCTAACGCTGTGCCAAAGGTAGTCCTTAGTGCTTCGCTGGTGGGTGCTACAGGTTCTATATCTGTTCCACCTGTGAGATATGTTCTATAACTTTCGTCGTAACTTCTAATCAACAAATAGATGTCAATGATATTACTGGTCGACGGATCTATTCTTCTGTCTACGCTGGCGTTGTGAATATATTGGAATTTTAAATTTCTTCGACCAATCGTAGCTGTGTACTCGTTAGAGATAATCAATGTGTTAGTAGTGCGGTCGACTCGTTTTACTATATCTTCGGCAGAGTCATAAAAATATATCAACTGCTGATCGGGGTAGGTCACAGTGTCATTAAAATCAATTCCTGCTTCTTTTGGTCTAATTAGAATTAGATCTGTTGAGTTGTCTATCAAAGTACGAATTTTTGTTCCGTATATGTCGTTTGATGATAGGAAGAATAAAAAATTTAAATCCTGATTTAGACCAACAATGTTTTCAAATGCTTCTGGATTATCTATAACCCCGTCGTCGTCCGAATCTCTAAAACTTAATTTAATTTCAGTAGTGCTTTCGTAACCATCATCAAATTTTATTGTATCGCTGACTTCAAACGGCACATCTTGTTTTAATTGAGTGATGAAATCTTTTGAAGTGTTGATTCCTAACACTTTAATTTGATCCTTAACCACTGCACCTACTTGATCGTTGTAGCGTTTTTCGTTGCTATCGAAATAGAATCGATTTTGGTTCACACTTCCAAAAATATAAGACTGTTTTCTAATTCTAACTGTGTAACTGTCGGGCTGTTTTACAAACGCCACTATCCACGAACTATCAATATTAGTGTTAGTAGTGTCTCCGGCTTTGCCTAATGTAAAATCATTTGTGAGATTTAAATTGCTAGACGTTATCAATTTCCATTGAGATTCTGTAATTTCATATCGAAGTGCAAAAGTTTGATTATCGAATACTTGGTTGACAATTTCAGTCTCTAGGGCTACGGGCAAATCGCTGACAAATCTCGGTACTATACGCTGAGCAATAGCGCCAGTCGGAACAGGTTCGTTGAGAGTTATTGGACCTAGACCTTTAACATAACTACCGTCGCCTGTAACTTTGACGATCTTTGTCCAGATATATTCTGTTTGTTCAGCATCGGCAGCATTGGCTATTACTAATTTGCCTTTTTTAAATCTGTAACCTGTTGGTGGAACAAACTTCACGGCCGCATTAACTAACGCATATTTCAAGTTACTTGTAGAATAACTGCCCACTCTAAGTTGAGAATTATCTATGATATTTTTAAAATAGCCTGTACTGGTGGCTGTGGTAACTGATTGCCATGTTGTGTTAACATCTGTAAACAGTATCTTATCAAAGTTTGTAAAATAAAAATTATAAACTTCAGCTTCGGTGAATACTGGCTCTATTCTGCGCCTTATGAAATTAATAATGTCTATTCTGCTGGTAAATTTAAATGACAGTATAGATTCATCTTGTTGTTTATAAATGTATCCGTCATCTCCGAACACATTTATACTGCTGTATTTTCCAGTAGCATCAAGAATATCGAAATTTCTGCTGATGCCGCTGGATGTTCTGTTCACTGCTTTAATTTTTACAATGTTCTGTGATCCCAGTAATGGTGCAAGATTATAATCTTCCGCTGTGATCATTCTATTCTGAGTGTAATAAACCGCAGGAGCATTGGCACGAATATTATCAATGTCTTCTGATGCAGCTGAATTTGCCACAGTGCTCTGTAAAGCTAAACCTATAGTCAGCGTGTGCTCAACATTATTTTTGTTTCTGTACAACACAGAAATATTAATACCTCTTAATTCATTAGGGTATATTGTGTATGACAACCCATTGCTGGTTCTATAAAATACTCTGAAAGCCCCTTGAGGTAGATTGCCATAGACGCCATCTGCAAACACAAGATCGATATTATCATTTTCTTTAGTATTAATAGCATAGATATTACGTATGTCTTGAGTGACACTGTTGTAGGCAATATTGTTACCTACCAGTGATGACACTTTGGTCCATTCTTCTATTTGGGCACCTAATGAATTTAAAGAAAATAACCATACATCGTCATTGTTGATGTTGCCTGCATCGACAGCAATTTTTTCATTAGTGGTTGGCACATCAATTGTGAAGTCTGCTAATTCTAATGTACCTTGTTTAAACTGCACAAAGAATCCTGTGTTAACACTGCCTGGACCGGATCCATCGTTTCTATAGATAAATCCCATTTGATTGCCGGGCACAGGTGGCTCTTCGTAGATGTTTTCGCTGTTTTTAAAAGCGGTGCTAACTATCTCAAAGCTCACGCCTCTGCTGGCCACAGTCTTGGTAAAGGAGAACAACGGAACATCAGTGGTCACTGTACGAAATCTATACTGTTCTGTAGGGATGCCCTGAATAGTAGCAGAGCCTTGGCTACGACCAAATTCTGTGTTGTCTGCCATGGCAGAATTTAATACAGTGAGAAACTGTTCTAACCAGTTGGCATTGGTAGGGTCGTTCCAAGTTATTAACTGTTGTGCAAGATTTTTTCCGTTGCTGTCTATAATAGTATCAGTGGTCGATACTGTTGTAAACTTCAATAAACCGCTGGCTGCAACTGTACGTTTAGCATTGTAACTAAGCATGCGAGCGATACGTAATACGCTTTCTTTAGTCTCGGCTAATTCAATAAAATTTTCGCGGCTGGCAAGATCTATACGGAATGCCAGACTTTGACCTAGAAATGCCACAGCATCTATCAGTGCCATATACTCTGACGATTCTATATAGTCATTAAAGTCTTCTGGATAGTTTTCACGAAGATATGTGATAATAACTCTTCGCAGGTTTTCAAAGTCGTAGCTGCGGAAATCAGCGTTTCTAAACGTCTGATAGATCCGAGTCCAATCTTGATTTAGTATGAGATTGTTTTGTCTGCTGGTTGTGGTCATACCAATATTTACCCTTAAAAATAAACTGCTTAGTTAATTACACTATTGTTTTTGTCAAAGTTCATGGTCATACGTTCTGTAATATTAAACGGAATATACACTAAGTCTGCCTGTATACGCATGCCCTGGTCTGTGCTGTCTATGTTAATTTCAGTGACTGCAAATCTAGGATCGTAGTTTATGATAGCTTCTACATCCTTGGCTATAATTTCTTTTACATCGGGTGTAAATGGCTCAAACAACATGTCCCAGATCACTGTGCCAAATTCTGGGTTTTCCAACTTTTCACCTTTGCGGATATAAAAATGATTGATCAAATCCTGCTTGACAAGGTTAATGTCGTAGAGTTTAAAATTCTTATTAGCTTCTTTAGAGCTAAATCCTTTGTAGGTGAATTGCCCTTGATTCTGAGTCACTGTAGCAGAACGCTGTGCTGCTGTTTGTTGATTGTATAGTCTTGTGGCCATAATTAAGTATTCCTATCCGTTTTATCCGGTGTCAATAAGTCCGGTGCTCTATGCTCATGCAATGCCCAAGGTTCATGCATAGGTATGCGCTTCATGAAGCTTTTCACAATGCCGGCTTGGTACCGCTTGTCCCAACCGGCTGCTGTGCTGGTAGCTGGATTGTCTCTGAGATCATACGGCTTCACAAAATCAGCGGCCGCAGCAGTTTCTGCATTATTCGGACCATTGAAATTGATCTTAGTACCGTTGAGTTTAACTTCAGCACCACTGCCAAGATTTATGTCTGAAGTAGAGCTGATCTTAGTTTCTGCTCCGGACGCAATGTCTAAATCGTTGTTAGTAGATATCTTGGTCTTGGCTCCTACTAATATGTCAAGATTAGCACCCACTGTGAGTTTGGCATCTGCATTAACTAGAAACTCCATGTCAGTGGCTATTTCCACATGCCACTTACCCGATTCGGTTCTCATGTTGATATTTCTGCCTGCTTCTAAATTTATATCTCGAGCAGCACGTATGTTAAGATCCTGTTGAGTATGCACACTGATGCTGTCTTCAGCAAATATATCTATTTTGCCGTTACTGGTTAATTCAATCCATGCTGTGCCTCGAGCATTCGCTATGTAGATCAAGTCTTCTGAATTGTGCATCAGGATCTGGTGACCAGTTCTAGTACGAACTCTAAAATATTCACTGGCTGGAATCGTCGGAGATCCTGTGTCGCCTTTTCGTTGATTAGCAGGATCTAATAAATCGATATATTTTACCGGTCCTTCAGCAGCAGATTTTTCTCTGTGGAATCTATCATTGCCGTCATCCATAACCAACTGTGTGCCACCTAGTCTACTCACTGGCACAGTGGCTACACTGTCTGCCTTGCCTATCTGTTGTTTTTTTGCACTGGCTCTGCGATCAAGAGGACCGGGTGTACTGATACCAAATACCATGCTAGGAGCTTCTCGCCTTGGCGATGAAGTTGTGAATCCTCTAACATCATCCTCTAACAATCCTTGTTCAAGGAATCGATCTGCTATGGGGTGTACTACTCTAGGATATTTTTCTGGATCAATTTCTTGTGTTTCACCATTAATACGTTTGTTGACTTCTGCTACTGGCAGCGGCAAGGTGGTGTTTCCGTATCGTTTTTTATCTTCGGCATCTAGGCTGTTTACTGTACTGCCAGCTATAGCTGGTACCATGTGATTAATGTTAATACCCGGTACACAAGCAAACCAATAGCCTGCTGCAGGATCGCCGTTTACAAACAGCACCAATACGTTGACGCCCACGTCTGGTGGTACAAACCACATACCGTATGATTTTTGTGTGTCGCTGAATCCGTCAATGGTCGATTTTGTTCCATCGTTATTTCCCATAAACTCAAATGGAGTGTAACCGAAAAACGGAGATGCGTATTTTACAATGAAAGTCTGACTGTCATCTCCCGCAGCGTTGGCTTGATCTTTTAGCAGAGTAACTTCAATTGATCCCATAAAAGATGGGTCAAGATGGCTGATAACTCTAGCGATATAAATGCCAGTGGTAAGCCCACCACTTCTGTCTGCGCCGTCGACTGACGATCTGGATAATTCTGCCATTAATTTTGTCCTAAGTCTCTGTAATATCTAAATCCCACCACCCGAGTGGGTTGGTTAGATGTAGTTGTTGTGGCTCGTTGGCCGTTGGTAGCTGTGCTGGTATTTGTATTTGCGTTGGTGCCGGTTACATTTGTAGCGGTGCTGTTATCAATCGGAGATGTTTTAGGTGGTTCTTTGTCACCTATTTCAACAGCAGGAGTGGATGCTTTGTCTACCACAGATGCTTTGTCTCCGGTTACAGTTTCATTAACTTCTGGTCCTTGCGGGCCTGGCATTCTTATACATTTTAGTTTCTGTTTCCAGTTGCCGTCATTGAATTGATTCTCGCAGCTGACGATCCTATATATACCGCCAAATGGGCTTTCTTTACCTGCAACTGAAAAGTCATATAATCCTGTTAAAGTGTTGACATCTGCAGGAGTTCGCAATGATATGTAGATATAGACGTTGCCACTTTCATAGTTCATAGTCCCGTCGTCGGTAATCTGAGCAGTTGGGCTTGGTGCGCCTGTGAAATAGTTAGACATACCCGAATCTACTAACCAATAAGGATCGCCTAAAACTTCAAGATTAATAGTTACCATGTCTGCACTACTGCCGCTGATAAATGCATCTTGAAAATTTTCAGCTACGTTCTGTTCTACACTTTTATTTTCCGTTCCGCCTTTATATCCCTTCAGCAGTCTAGGATCACGTTTAGGTCTAGCCCGTCCTGTTTGTGCTGACTGCACTTCTGTGGCCTGACCTTTACCTGCTTTAGTAGAAGAAGGTCGTACTTCTGCTGCTTTTTGATCTTGGTTGCCGGTGTTTGCAGCTTCTGCTTCTGGTTTAGGATTAGCCCCTGCATAGAATAAATTATTAATTTCGATATTAAAACTGAGAATATCAACATTTTGTCCCGTATAGATGTACTGGTATTCTTTAACTACATCTTTCATTAGTTCAGCATA